CGCCATCATCACGCGCCGCGCCTGTTTTCATGGCCTCTACAAGCGGCTCTGACACCTTGAACAAAGCCCGTCGCAGAACCCCGCGCCCCGCCGCCTTGGTCAAGCCTTCCATCGCCTGCTCTATTTCACGAAGCCCGGTAACTGTCGCCATCAATCAGCCCTCGCCGCTGCTGTGATTTCAAGGTATTCGCGCCGCCCAATTTCCTTGATGCCGGAAATGTCATATTCACGCGCTTCACAGATCAGGCGATCAACCGGAGTTATCGCGCCGGTGAATGGCGTCCACCTCACAATAAAACGGCAGGATATATGCGCGGCGACTTCACCTGCGCGCCACCTCTCCCCATCGCTGATTTCTTGCTTTTCAGCGCGAACAGGGAAGCCATGATCGCCCCACGTCTCAGCTTCCCCAAAACCATCATCTGAAAAAGTTGCGCGCCGAAACTGAACGATGCGGTCAAGGTTCATAGCCGCCGCGCCCGTGCGTGAGAAATTTGGGCCTGAAACGCTCTCTGGAATGCCGCCAGCGCCTGGGGGTCTGCTCCGCCCCGGTGGTCATATCGAAAACGCGTATACAGCTTAACCGCAGCCTGAACCGATGGCAAAATGTCGTCAGGCATTTGAACGACATAATCCACGCGAATACTTTCTGCGTCCGGCCCATCCGTTTCAACATAGCTGCCACGGCGATCATATTTCAAAACGGCTGACGGCGCGGCGATGTAGTCCGTCCCGTCAAAGTAGGTGACAACAACGGACTGAACGTCTGGCAGCATCAGCCGCAAGTCGCCCCATCCGTCGAAATCTTCGCGCCAAGTTTGAGGCATGATAGCCCGCTGCAATTCGCCTCGATAACCGTCAAGCATCGCGACACATTCCGCCGCAATATCTTGAATCATGCCGTCTTGCGTCGTGTCGTTCGGATCAGCGTCAAGCTGCAACCTGAGATCCGCAAGCGACACAACAGTGGCAACCGGCGCGACAATGCGGACAGGGTTCATCGGTTACCCCACGATCTCAGCAACGCCGAGAGACACAAGCCTGTCGGCCTCTTCCTTGGCGACCGAGACCGTCTCGCCAACGCCCCAAGACTCGCCAACGCCTGAGTAAATGCAGCTTAAAACCACATCAACCGTGTCTTTTTTTGATTTTTTGGTATTCATTGTCGCCTCCGTGAAAAGGGCAGGACCATAAGCCCTGCCCTGTTTTTTAAGTTGCCGCGTTGACGAATGCGCGGACCTTGTTCACGTCAACAAGGTTGCCGCCGGTACGCATCCAAGCAAGAAAACCAACTTGGCCTTTCTTGGTGAAGGCGCTGTCAGTGAAGCGGAACATTGTCATCCCCATCACATCCCGGATGTAGTAGCCAGAAAAGTCGCCGTACAGGATGGAACGCGCCGAAGCTGCCATGTTTGCCATGTCTTGGTTGATCGTGATCGGGTCGCCAAGGATGCGATCAGGAGCGCCGCCGGGAGTGCCCGTCTCGTAGCCCGGCACAAAGATCGGGCGCGATTGCCCATCTTTCATTTTGCGCAGCTCGCGCAATGTTGTGTCGTTGAACATCCAGCCCGCGCGGGCGCGGTAAGCCGGGTCGACCGAGTGCTGCAAATTCACCAAGCTGTCATATGTAACAGCCGTCACTTGTGAAGTGGAGTTTGCAGCCGTAACACCAACAGTCGCGCCGGGAACGATCCCCGAAGGCTGACCGGAGCCGGTGCCAACCGTAAAGGCAAGGTTTGTCACCCGGCCAAGACGCTCGACAAGACGGCCCTGAACATAAGCCTCAATGTCGACATTGCTGTCTTGCAGCAATTCAATCGGAACCGTGACCACCTTGGAACCGGCCTTGTGGACAGGCAAGCCAACAGTGCCAAACCCAATGTCCAGATCAGCGGCGGCGGTGTTCTGTGCCACCCATTCGCCGACCTCTGCCGTCCCGTTAGAAGTTGGGAAAGAGAGGAGGCCGACGCCCGAGGTGGAAATCACAGTCGAAACCTGACGCATCCCGCCAAATGCTTTGAGCGCGCTCACAACGCTGCTGGCAATTTCGCTGTCAACAGTGTAACCGCCCTCGCTGTCCGTGGTTGTGGACATGGTGTTGCGGACATGCGCCCAATCGGATTCGTTCAGCGCCTTGTCGCCGCCTTTAAGCCACTTTGCATAGATCGAAAGGCCCTTGTTACCTTCGTCCTTGCCCCGTTTTGCTGCAACTTCTGCCACGTCATGCGTCCGGCTGTCGGCTGCAATTTTGGCATTGAGATCATTGATGCGCAAAATGCTTGCATCGATTGCATCCAGATCCGCAAGCCCTTTTTCATAAGCGGCGGTATCGGTTGCGTCGTCCCATTCGGCCTTATTGACCAGTTCTTGCAGCGCATGGGCAATCACGCCGCGCTGCTCACGCAGTGCTTGAATAGACATTTAATGTCCCTTTCGGTTTGGTTTGCCGGAATCGGCGGGAGTCTGGCGCGGCGCGCTCAGATCGGGTTTGTGGCAATGCGCGCAGCCAACCGGCGGGCGCGCACAAGCCGCGAATCCTCTTGCAAGGAAGCGGGTGCCGCTTCCTGCTCTTGTTCTGGCTGTATATCTGCGGCAGGCTGCCAAGGCGCGGCAGAAAACGCAGACAAATCCCAGCGCGCTTTTGGACGCTGGCTATTTTCTTCTGTGACCCTATCGGCAAGGCCAGCCGTGACTGCTTCTTCTGCGTCGAACCATGTTTCCGCTGCCATCATCCGCATGTATTTTTCTGCGTCATCATCACCAGCGCGGCGCGCATAAGTCGCTGCAATTTGTCCGTCGATCCTTGAAAGAAGGTCAGCGGTCTGCGCCATGTCGTCCGCATTCCCAACCGCCATGCCCCAAGCCTTGTGGATCATAAGCATTGAGCCGGGGGCCATGACACACTCTGCGCATTCAGCCGCGATTACTGACGCAGCAGAGGCCGCGAGACTGTCAATTTGCGCTGTGATCGGGGCGCTGTGAGCGCGCATGGCGGCAACCATTGCCTGCGCACCAAAGACAGACCCCCCCGGCGAATTAAGCCGTAACGTGACAGGCCCAGTCGTCTCTGCAAGCGCCGCAATGAATTGCCGGGGGCTAATGCCGCCGAACCACATTGCCTCGTCGTCATCCATTGCTATGGCGTCATACATCCAAAGTGTGTTTGCTTCGGCGCGAAACTCGCCTTTGCCTTTGTTGGCAATGCGCATTTTAATTTGCGGGTTCATCCGTCTGGACTCCTAAGTTCTGCGGGATAGTGCCCACCATCTCTTTCGGCAAGCGGAGCATTTGCCGCGCTTCCTCAAGTGTCAAAAACGCGGGTTCACCTGCCCGCCCAAGGCCGACGCGCACCGCATTGAACATCGCCAGCAGGTCAGCGCGCTCAAGCTCTGCGGTGTCAAATTCTGCGACATTCCGCGCCGTGCGGAAAAACTTGCGGTTAATTTCATTCTGGAAAGTGTTGAGATGGTCGCGCAATGTGTACCGCACAAAACCCGCGCCCATCGCCTCAACGCCTGTTCCCCAAGAACTTGATTTCTCGGTGTGTCCAACCATGAAAGGTTGAACGCCAAAAGCCCGTGCGATCTCTTCAACTTGGAATTTTCGCGTCTCCAAAAGCTGCATTTCTTCCATTGGCATAGTCAATGTCTGGATTTGCAAGCCACCGTCCAAGATCATCGGTTTTCCTGCGTTTGTCGGCCCGCTGTGGTTGTCCTCTATGGATGCGCGCAGTCGCTCGAATTGTTCATCTGACAAGTTCTGGTCCGTTTTCAGTGCGAAATCAGGCCGCGCCATGTTTTGCAAAAACTTCTGCGAAAAGTTCTGCGCATTAATTGCCAAAGCCCCGCTATTCGCCAGTGAATAGCGAAGCGCAGAAAGCCCGCGCAGCCCGTTAAACCCAAAGCCCGGAACGTGCAACATATCGTCTTGGTCCAAGACGCGCATCGACGCCACGGCCCGCGAAGGGGCCTCAATCGTGGGATCTGGCTGGACTTCGTAAATAAGCCTCGACCCATCAGGTGTTGCAATCACGCGGACCCGATCAGGGTGGATAGGAACCAAACCCTTTATTTGTCCGGATGGCCCCCGCAAAATTTCCGAAAACGCGTCACCGTGCAGAAGCAAAGACTGGACCATAAACGACCATCCAGCCGATGCAGGCCAACGCGGACAGAACTGTTCGTTTAGGGTCCACCACAGGTCGGAGTTCATGTCGCGGGTTAGATCGCCATCACTGGCGCGGCGGTAAACGTGCATGGGCAGCGATGAAATCGCGCCTGCCACCAGCTTGACACAAGCCGAAGCCGTTGTGACCCGAAGGATGGCCCCCTCAGAGGGCGAAGTGCTGCCACCTGTGAAAGTCTCCCAAACGCCATCGCCCCGGCGGATTGAGGCGCTATCGACCTCGTATGCCTTGGGCGAAAACAGGTTTTTTATGCGCGTGAAAATTGTCATATAAATCTAATCCTTGGCACTGGCGCGCTATTATCGACCCGCGCACTTGCAGCGCCCACCGCCATTGCCAAAGCTACCGCCATATCAATCCGCCCTGTAGCTTTTTGCTTTGTGAACCGCCGCAGATCGGCGGGTGATCGGTCAAACGTCGCGGACATAACCGCCGATTGAAGCGCCGGATTCATGTGAACCCGCAGCCGCCCCTCTAAAATCAGAGTCTCTAACTCGTCGATGCTACCCGGCATCCAGAGCGTTATTTCTTCGCCGTCCGGTGCCTCGCGCTTGCGCTTGTTCCAGCCTTGCGGATGATCCAGCATCGGCAGGCTTCCACCCATATCGCCAACTGTCGCTTCGAAATCCGCGATCAAGTAGTTGTCGTAAGCGACAAAATCCAAGTCGAACCTGTCCGCATCGTCAAGCAAGTCTTGCGCGATGAAATCCAGCCGCGTCTTTTTTCCCGGCGTTGCCGTGACAAATCCAGCGTCGGCCCAGAGGTCATAGGGTGCCCCGTCGCGCTCTGCCCGCGCTTGCAACGTGTCCGCAGGCGTATACCCGTGAACAAACGCTGCAAATTTTGGCTTGCCGTCTTCTGCCATTCCGTCATCAAATATGAGGGCCTTTGCCGTCAAGTCTGTCTTGGCCGAAAGGTCTAATCCCGCCCAGCATTTCTTGCCTTCGAAATCCTCAAGGACAAGCGTTGGATCTTCGACCTTCGCCCATGTGTCGCGCCCGATCCACGCGCTTTCTGCGTCCGTCCATTGGCAGAAGTGAAGCCGCCTGATCCCGTTGGCCTTCGCCGCGATCTGTTTGGCCTGCTTGACCTGTATCGCGAGATATTCCTCTGTGATGGTAACGCCCAAAAGCGGGTTTGCCTTTATCCAGCAGGAAGGATCTTCAAAAGGATCGTCAGCCGGAAGCTTTGCTACGAACCTTCCCAATCCCACACTTGAGTGCTGGCGGGTCTTGCAGGTAGTTGAGTGCTCTTCGTAAAGCCTCGACATTATCTCCGAGCATACCAATTCCCGCATTACACTTATGGCAGAGCAGTCCCCGTACATGGCCGTCAGCGTGGCAGTGATCCACTCTGAGAGTTTCGGGGGTGTCTCCGCAAATAGCGCATCCGCCTCCTTGGCTCGCTGATAGCTTGTCGAACTGCTTACCGGACAAACCGTACTTTGCTTTTCTAGCCCGCCGGATGCCCCAATCTGGATCGGTGACCTTTTTCCGCGCCCTGTATTCTGCGTTACGTTTTCTAGCAAGCTCTTTGCAATGTTCGGACTTGGTATAGTCCCGCATGTATTCTTTGCGCTTGTCCGCCCTGCTTGGGTCTCTGTCCTCTCGAAACCTTGTGTAGCAAGAATGGCAAAGGCGTCTAGCAACAGCGTATCGGTCTGGGTGATTGACGCACCCAAGCCCTTTGGCAAGGTCGCGCTCCCACCGGGCGCGCTGGTAGCAAGACTGACAAAATTCTGAACCGTGGACGGGTTCTCTATCTGGGTGGTTTTTGCACTGCATGTGCAAGACTCTACAGCATGACGTATGAAAGCGTCAACTTCATAAGTGACTGTTCTTTCACTATCATCCAGCGCGCAAACGTAGGCGAAGGTCGTGTCGTCGTCCACCTCTTGATGCGCAACCGCAACCGCGTGTTTGCGCTCCTGCCAGCAAATGCTTTGCCGATCAGACCCGCTGTTTGTAATCATCACCAAAAGCGGCTGCTCTCGAAACTTGAAACCCCGTTCAAGGATCTCAATCACGCCGCCGTCCGGGTGCTCGTGGACCTCATCGCAAAGCGCAAAGTGCGGGCGCGGTCCCGAGCCTGTCTTTTTTGTTTCCCGAGACACCGGGCGAAAGAAGCTGCCCGATTTCAAATGCGCCAGGTTGTATTCCCGGCCCGGCCCGCCGCTCCTGCGGATGACCCGATCAAGAGACGGCGACTTGTCAACCATCCCGACCGCATCGCGGAACAAGATGCTGGCTTGTTCCTTGGTTGCGCCTGCCGCGTAAATCTGCGCGCCGCTTTCACCGTCCGCAACAAGCCCATAATTGCCAAGCGCCCCCGCCAAGGGCGACTTCCCATTCCCCTTGCCCTGCTCAGAATAGACCCGGCGAAACCTGCGCTTGCCAGTCTTTGCCCACTTCCATCCGAAAATTGAGCCACAGATAAACTTTTGCGACGGCTCCAACTCAAACGGTATGCCGTCAAACTGACCGTCACTTAGCCTTAGAACAGTCCGGCAAAAACGAAAGAACCGATCCGCCCCTTCAACATCCCAAACAAGCCCGCGCTCAGGCCCGGTCACAAGGTCGTCTAGGTGCCTTTGGCACGCCGCCCGTACATGCGGCCCCGCGATGATCTCTCCCGCCTCCACAGCGCGCGCGTAAGTGGTGGTCGGGTCATCAGTTGAGGAACTCGCTGGCCGGGTCTTCGTCTTCGTCAATGGCTGAAATCCTTGTCCGCGCGCTTGGCGTCATCCCAAACTCAGACGCGTAACGCATCATGTCTGACATTGCCTTGTTCGCCACACCGACCAGCGGGTTTTGAATCATGTTGCCGCTCACGGTCTTGATAATCAGCCCGTCAGCTTGGTTGCTCATCTTCGCGAGCGCCCGTTCAGCCTGCGCCCATCTTCCATATGCTTGGCAATACGCACCGAGCGCAGCCCGGTCCAATCCGCTCATAATGCCAGCGGCGACCAACTCATCAATCACCCGCGACCATTCTTGCGCCGCGTCTTCGTTCAAATGCGCAGGCGCAGAAGGCTTGCGCACCCGAGGGCGCGGCTCGTGCTTTGGCATCGCCCGACCGCCCGGATTCCCGGTTAGGATCTTGAT